GATTCAATGTCAGAGGATAACAAAGCTTTGACGGCCTTGTCTATTATCGATGGGATTATTGGATGCCAATCCGGGGGAGGCCCCGGGAGAGAGGTTGTCTTCTCGCTTAAAGGTTATGGAACTGCTACCCGGCTCACTGCTGGGTGTGCGGTTCTATTTCCTATGAGTAAAACAACTAAAGGCAGATGGAGAATCGAAGGATCATCTGTATATGAATCTTTGCTGCTCTCGCGAGCGGTTTTAGAAGCATTATACGACTCGATTCCGAAATTTTCTCGTTTGCCGATAGAGGATCAGCTCGAGTTCTTTTCTAAAACTCGTCTTTGGCCAAATGAAAAATTTATAAAATTTGCCAAATATGTAACTGCCTGGCCCATGGCTAGGCATATGCATCAGATCCTTCCTGTCCGTCCCGAGGGCTTTTCAGGCTCTCCTCTAGTTTTTACGGGGAAGGTTAAACGTCTTTTGAAAGGACGTTTGATTTCTCACGATAGAAAATCAACGGCTCTATGGCTCACTTACCTACAAGGTGTAAAACGTGGTGCAGCGTCTGTGACAGATCGATTTATATATGACTCGATGAGAGGGCATGCTAAGGCAATGTCAACTCCTCCTGATTCTAATGTGGATCTCTCTATTTATGACGATTATGTGGCGCGTACACTTGGAAAGTGGAGACCGGATTATAAGACTCTTAAAATGCGTGAGGCCTCGACTTCGGCTTCTTTCGAAAGGAAGAAGAGTGAAGGGGGGGCTAGATCCTTTTTGATGGATTCTTATTGTGATGGTATCTACGATTACCATGAATCGTTCTGTAAGGGCTTATGCTCTTGCTTCAATTATTTCGAGAAGTCGAATCCAAACGAACTTCTTGGGATGATGGAGGTTGGTCCAGGAAAAGTCGTCGAAATGAGAGGTTTTCCAACTCCTTGTTTTGGTGATTTAGTACAGGATCGTACTCCGGACGAAGGTCATGTGTGGGTTTCTGGTGTGAAAGAACCTTTAAAGGTGCGGCTGATCTCGAAAGGGAACTCCCGACCTTATTATATCGCTCGATCCGTTCAGAAGGACATGTGGAATTATCTTCAACAATTCCCCCAGTTTGTTTTGACTGGGCGTCCTATGGATATATCCGATATAGTTGGTCTCCGACTCCGTGAACAAAAACTAGGGTTTTCCTTCCCAAAGTGGGTTTCAGGAGATTATTCAGCGGCTACCGATGGTCTGGACTTCCGAATGACGGAAAAATTCTTTAAAGGGATTTTATTACGTTATGACTTTGATCGTAAGATTGAAGAGGACCTTTGGAATGTAATTGGTTTACAAACCTTGCACTATCCGAGGGCTCCGAAAGACGGAGGACCAGATATTGGTACTGTTAAGCAGATGAATGGTCAGTTGATGGGTTCACCCCTGTCCTTTCCGATCCTCTGCATGATTAACCTTGTGGCCTATTGGGCTGCCTTACAAGAGTATTCTGGGCGTTTAATTCGATTGGAAGATTTACCGGTTCTAATAAACGGTGATGACATTTTATTCCGAGCAGATCAGAGTCTTTATGATATCTGGAAGCTCCATATAAAAAACGTGGGTTTCAGTCTTTCTATAGGGAAGAACTACTTCCATGAGACCCTTCTAATGATTAATAGTCAAATGTTTGCTCATATTGGCGGCCCCTCTTCGTTGGATTTTAGAGAGATTCATTATCTTAACTGTGGTCTGTTAACAGGACAATCTAAATTGTCCGGTCGTATCGAGGACCGATGTCTCCCTGTTTGGGACTTATATAATCGAGTTATCCCTGGTGCCCGGAATGCTTTCCGAGCTCATCAGCGATTCCTTCATTATAATAAAGAACTTATTAAGGAGGCGACGGGAACTGGTCCGAACGGATCGTCAGGTAATTTTAATCTCTTTTTACCACGTGAAAGGGGTGGTTTAGGTTTCATCAGACCTAGGACGGTAAGCAATAAGATTACGAACTTCCAACAGAAATTCGCTTCTTATCTGGAAGGTACACTGAAAAATATGATGCGTACGGATATGGTTGATGACTTAGTTATGTCAGCCTTGGTTCGAACTAACAGATCATCGGTTCGATCAGTGTCCATTGAACACCATATCCCCCTCGTTCGGGTTCCGAGTATAGGACCCTTAGAAAAGAGCCATTGTTCTTTTTCGAAGTACGAAATCTCGTATCCTAAATTCTCTTTCTCTACAGATGTTGAGAAACCTGAGCTTACACTTAGGTGTCCGTATCGACTAGTTAAGGAGTTCCGTAAAGGGTTACATTTCTCTTTACTATCGAGATCTTCGTGCTCCTACTGGCCGTTCCGGCTAGTGGAAGTTTGCTCTTAATTTGGATAGTGCTAGCCGTGCTTAGGGTCACCATAAGGAATGTAATTCCCTCTGATACGCAACAGGTACTTATCCACGACTGGATGTCGTTAAACCATGGGGTTCTTAATTGTAAACCAACCAAAACGGTGAAAGATCATAATGAATTCTGGCATTTGAAACGATCTGAAATATAGGTCGAAATCACAGAACATGACTTTCCTAAGATTTCCGTGCTAAACCACTCTTGTGGGAAATGCCGACAGACTACACGGTTGGTGTGTTTCGAAAGTGCACTGGCTCGCTTTATTAGCTCGAGACCGCACTTAGAGATCGGGGCACATATTAAGGATGTATAGTCGCTCTATTGCATGAGGTATCCCATACAATGCAACAAAATAAGAACAATAAAAATAAAAATAAAAACAACAACAGAACGAAGAAGACCAAGATTAAAAAGGCTTCTGTCGCTATGACCAAACAGATTGTGACTCAAGGTCCACAGTTCCTTGGAGGTCGTGATAAAACAGTAATCTGTCATAAGGAATTCATCAAGAACATTGGTGGAACCTTGACATTTTCCTGCGATAACGACGGAATAAATCCCGGAAACGCGGATGTATTCCCTTGGCTTGCTAGTGTAGCTATCTCTTTTGAATCTTATCGATTCAGAAAACTTAGATTTCGCTATGAGCCGACTGCTCCTACAAGCCAACCTGGGAGTGTGATGATGGCAATAGACTATGACTGCGAAGATGCGGCGCCCGATACAAAGGCGGAGTTTCTCAGCTATTATGGTTCCTGTCGTTCATCGCCCTGGGCTAGCTTTTCTATGGACTTTGATTTAGCTCGTCTACATCACCCTTTCTATTTCGTGAGGGGTCATACCTGGCCTACTGATCGTAAGCTATATGACTGTGGTCAGTTTCTATGGGGAGTGGAAGGAATTAATGGAGTTGAAGTCGGAGAAATTTGGGTTGAGTATGAGGTTGAATTAATTCATCCTCAGATCTCTGATCTGAATGACCCTGCTTATCGTCTAGACTGTGGAGCGTCGGTTACACCGACAGCCCCTTTCGGTCCGGATTATAAACATTGGGGAAACATAGGAGTTTCCATCAAGGACTTTACCAAGTTCCGTTTCACCATGCATAGATCTGGCGAATACCTCTTAATCGCTACAATGCGCGGAGTGTTTTATGCAGATCCGTCCTCACATTTCTCCTCTAATGGGGCGAATATAGGGGTTCATAAAACCAACTATTTACCCGGAGTCAGTGATGTTTACGTCATTGTTCCGTTCCGTACAATAGCGGAGTATAATTGGATCGGGTGGGACCTATCTGCCTGTATGAGCTCAGTGGCCGTCGGTCAAGGTGCTCTTCGGGTCTGGATTGTCCCCTGTAGCTTTAGAACAGCTACTGGTTTGGATATTAATCCAGGCTAATTCTGTGTTGTTATATTCTGATCCTGAAGACCCTTATCAAGTCATATTATCAAGTTACTCATGATGACGAATCATGAACACGCATCCGGGGCGTACCTTGCGGTACACATGAAAATTCTCTTCTGAGAAGCCAAACGGTGCTTGATACTTTGCACGGAAGTAAGGAGTTCCTCTCTCTTAATCCCATCGTCGTTCGATTCTGAACGAGCGGCGGTATTGATCTATACCGTGTCACTAGATTCTGTCTCTAGGTGGTGTGCGAACACCGCTTAAGCATAGAATTACG